GCGTTACAAAACCCAAAAATAACACGAAAACCATGCAGGAAACTACTCAACGCGCGCGCGAGGCTTCGGGTGTCCCCGTTCACTGCTCCTTTACGGAACTCGCCGACGTGACGGCCCTCGTCGCGAATCCCCGAAACCCGAACAAGCACCCGGATCGCCAGATTGCGATGCTCGCGAAGATCATCCGGCACCAAGGCTGGCGTGCGCCGATCACGGTGAGCAACCGCAGCGGCTTCGTGGTGACGGGGCACGGACGGCTTGAGGCGGCGAAGCTGTTGCAGGTCGAGAAGGTGCCGGTGGACCGGCAAGACTTCGCGACGGAGGCCGACGAGTGGGCGCACCTGATAGCGGACAACCGGATTGCGGAGTTGGCAGAGATTGACGAGACGGAGTTGGGCGCGCTGCTCAAGGAGTTGGATGGGAAGATTGAGTTGGAGTTGACGGGGTTTGACGAGGATGGGGTTGAGAAATTGACCGATCAATTTTCGGTTTCCGATGTTTCCGCCCCAGAATTGGCGAGCGGCGACCGTGCGCCATTCCGCCAGATGACATTCACGGTTCACGACGAGCAATTCGAGGAAGTGGATGCGGCGATAAAGAAAGCCAAGAGCGAAGGCGGCGGCGAGTCGGCGGTCAACGAGAACAGCAACGGCAACGCGCTGGCATGGATTTGCGGGAGGTTCAACCGTGGGTGACGCCAAGCGCATCATCGTGAAGCCGATTGCGGCGGCGGACGCGGCGCGTATTGTGAAGGCGTTGCACTACTCCGGCAAGGTGGTGCAGAACTCGCAGGTTCATCTTGGCGTGTTCCTCGATGGCAAGTGTGGCGGCGCGATGCAGTTTGGGCCGTCGCTCGATAAGCGCAAGATTCAAGGGCTGGTGCGCGAGACGAAGTGGAACGAGTTTATCGAGTTGAACCGCATGGCGTTTGCCGACTGGCTACCGCGCAACGGAGAGAGTCGCGCCATTGGATTTGCAATGCGCTGGCTCAAAAAAACCTACCCGTGGCTTCAATGGGTGATTTCTTTTGCAGACGGGACGCAATGCGGCGACGGAACTATTTACAGAGCGAGCGGGTTTCTGCTTACTCAAATAAACGACCACACCGAACAGTGGGTTTTGCCAAACGGCGAACGTGTTATGGCTGGAACGCTTAGACAAAGTGGATATACCTCTTGGCTTCGTCCATATTTGACGGAGGCTCAATTTCACAAACTGAGAAACGGGGCGACAAGTAGCGGAAGGATTTTGCGCCACATAGGAGCGACTGAATTGCATGGTTTTCAATTTCGCTACATCTATTTCCTCGACCCGACCGCACGCGAGCGGTTGACGGTGCCGGTGTTGCCGTTCAGCGAGATTGAACGGCGCGGTGCGAGTATGTATCGCGGCAAACCTATTTCACGCGCATCAAGTGCTGACAGCGGCACGTCCGGCCACCAGCCGGAAGGGGGCGGTGCAACTCCGACCGATGCGCTCCATGTTTCAGCGTGAATCCCGAAGTCAACACATACTCCGCCGACCTCCTCGACAAAGTTCTCGCCCGCGACCTACTGAACATCCAAAAGCGCGTCGCCGCTGGCGAGTCGATCACGTCTGCGGAGCGCGAGGTATTGAAGCAGGCACGCGGGGCGGGTAACGCCAAAGAACCGACGCAAGCGGCCTTGGCGCGGGCATTGGGCATTCATCGCCAACGCCTGCACCGTTACACCAAGCTGCCCGGCTTCCCGGTCATCGGCCCGGACGGTTACGACGTGGCGGCGGTGCGGGAATGGATTCGCGCGAACGGTTTCGCAGACCCCGAGGATGACGGGGAGGACATTGAATCCGCCAAGCTCCGAAAGATTCGCGCCGAGGCTGACCTTGCCGAGCGGAAACGCGACGAGATCGACCAGAAGACGGTGCCCATCGAGGCGGTGCTGTCCGCGTGGTCGCAGGCGATGGTCGCCACGCGGCAGACGGTGCTGGCGATGAGTTGGCTGAAAGAGGACGCGCGGCGGACGATACTCGACACGTTGGCGGACATTCCCGTGGGCGAATATTTCCGGCGCGCGATTGCGAGTGAGCAGGAGAAGGATGAGGCGGAGAAGGAACAGGCGAAAATGCAAACAGTATGACAACAAGAAACTGGCAGGAAATTCCGATTGGCTTCTATCTGTTGCGAGCGGATGGGAATCATTTTTTACAACTAAAGGCGAACGAAGGCCCGCGCGTTGAACAACCTTACTTGTCGGCCACATCTGAAAAAGTGTCCCGGCAAATCTCGAAAGACGATGCGTTTTGGAATTGGGCGATTGTGAATCTTCCGGTGTTTGAATGGGAGAAATGAACCTCCCCGCGCGCACGGCCAACATGATTGCGCGCACGCTCGACGAAGCGTGGCGGATGCTCAGGCCACCGCCCCGGCTGACGGTCTGGGAATGGGCCGAGAAATTCCGCAAGCTCCCAAAGGAAGTCACAGCCAGACCGGGCCGCTACCGAACCGAAACTGCGCCCTACCAACGCGAGCCGCAGGAGGTGCTGACCGATCAAAAGGTGTCCACGGTCGTGATGCAATGGGCGTCGCGCCTTGGGAAGTCCGAGGTGATGATGAATCTCCAAGGCTACACGGTTTGCCACAATCCACGGAACATCCTCGTTGTCTATCCGACAAAGGAGAGCGCGGAAAAATGGAGCAAACAATTTTTCGCGCCGATGATTCGCTACACGCCAGAACTCAAGCGGCTCATTGCCCCGGCGCGCTCGCGCGATTCTGGCAATACCATTTTCAACAAGGAATTCCCCGGCGGCACCATCGGCGTCATCGGCGCAAACTCCGCGTCGGCGTTCCGGCAGATTCAAGCCCCGGTGATTATCTGCGATGAGATCGACACGTATGGCGATACATCAGAAGGCGACCCGGTGACGCTGGCATTCAAACGCGCCGAGAACTATCCCGATTCGATTCAAGTGCTCGCCTCGACGCCGACCTATAAGAATGCCTCGCGCATCGAAAGCTGGTATGAGAAAAGCGACCAACGGAAGTGGCATGTTCAGTGTACCCATTGTCGCGGATGGCAGGTGCTCGCGTGGAATCAAGTCTTGTGGGAAACCGGGAAGCCCGAAAGCGCGTGCATCGTCTGCTCGATTTGCCAAGCAAAGTTATCGGATGAGGAAAGAGTCGCGGCGGTGATGAAAGGCGAGTGGCGAGCGACCGCGCCCTTTCGAGGCATTGCAGGCTTTTGGCTGAACGGCCTCAATTCGCCATTCCCGCCGAAGAAAGGATTCGCCAACAAGCTGCACCAATTCGCCGCCGAGTTCCTCGAAGCCAAAAGCCAAGGCAGCGAAGCCTTAAAGGTCTGGACGAACACCTTCCTCGCCGAAACGTGGCAGGATGAATCGGACAAAGTTGACCCGCTTGGGCTGATGAGCCGCGCGGAAAAATACGGGCCGGAAGTGCCGGATGGTTGTTGGATGTTGCTCGCCGGCGTTGACGTTCAACTCGACCGCCTCGAAGCCGAGATCGTCGGCTATGGTGAGGGCGAGGAGACGTGGGCCATTGAATTCCGGCAATTCTTTGGCAATCCCGAGCGGGATGCAGTCTGGAATGACTTGGACGCTTGGCTGTCCGCGCCCCGTCGTCACGTCAATGGCGCGGAAATGCGCGTGACGGCGTGCGCGGTGGACTGCGGCTACAAGACGAAGCGCGTGCTTGAATTCTGTAAGGCTCGCCAATCGCGGCGCGTGTGGGCCGTCAAGGGAACGAGCACGGCGGGCGCACCGCTCGTTGCCCGCCCGAAAGTTCACTCAACCGGGCGCATTCAAATCTTCGCCGTCGGCACCGACGCCGCAAAGGAACAACTCTTTTCCCGCGTCATGCTCACCGAGCCGGGGCCGCGCTACTGCCATTTCAAAATCGGCCACGGCTATGACGAGGAGTGGTTTCGCCAGTTGACCGCTGAGGAGGTGGTGACGTGGAAGAAAAACGGATTCATTCAACGTGTCTGGAAAAAGGTTCGCGCGAGGAACGAAGCCCTCGACATCCGCGTGTATATCTCAGCCGCTTACGAGGTGCTTCAGCCCGCGATGAAAAAGATTCGCGAGCAAGTTGAGAAGCACGCCGACATTTCGCGCGCAAGCGATGAATGGAAGGGGAGGGTGTATTCGCTCAATCCCGACTTAAAAAACGCGCCAGCGGCTAACCAGACGCCGCCGCAGGCCGCTCCCGCGAAGCTCGACGTGCCGCAGGTTGCGAAGCCGGTGGCGCGTCCGTTTGTGAGGCCGTCAGGGGGTGGATTCGTGACGGGCGGGCGGAGGTGGTGAAATCTTTGTGAGTTTGGTTTTGTCCGCCCACATTCCATGCAGGAATTCAGCATCGACATTCACGCGGTGAAGGGTGCCGCAATGCGGGCAGCGAACCGTTTCTTTCGAGATCGAAAAATTGATTTCGATTTCATCGCCGCAATCGGCGCATTCAAAGAGTGAGATCATGGTAAATAATGATTAAAACTTTACACGCCACAAAGACCCTCGCACTCGTTTCCGAACAGTGAAAACTGCTCGTATCCCGGTTTGTTTTCATCGAAATTTATGGTGTTGAGTGGCACGCATCGGCGCGTCAGATATGGCACGCCGGTGAGCGCGGTTTGTTTTGTTGCAGCCGTTTGCAAGTCTCGCTCCGATATAAGATGGACCGGGGTTTTTATGTTTTCAGAATTCATTTCGCGTCAAAGTTGATGGTGATTCCGTTGTCGCAGTTGTGGTGGACCCTCGGGGCTTGAGCGTAAATTATCGAAAGCTGATTTTCGAGACCGCGCATTGTCGCGCAGTCTGTCACATGACCGTCGGCAATTACGATGAAACGAGCGCGGAGTTTTCCGCCGATTCGGCGATTCGCGGCGGGCCGCTCGGCGATTCCTTCGAGGAGTTCTTTCGCTGTCCAGTATTTCGTTTTCATATTCGTTTGTTGTTTTTGTTTTTGTTGCTAACGAGGGAAACAATACAGCATTACGCTCTACTGTAAACAATTATTTTTCGCGTCACCCTCCTCACGCTCAAAATCGTCAATGTTTACAAGGGTTTCATGCGTGAAATTTTTTTTCACTTTTTTTTTTTTGAGCGTCAGGAAAAACGGAGTCCGTGCTTTTTTCAAGCCTTGTCGAGCTTGGCTTCCTCGTATTCCTGTATTGGAT